GTCAAAAGTTCCGGCTGTTGTTACAGTATAAACATTTCCACCGTAATAAACCGTTTCTCCTAGTGTAGCTGTGCCACTAGCTGCCCATGCTGTACCATAAGAAAATCCTTCAGTAATAGTTACAGTAGGTGTTGTTGTATAGCCAGAACCGCCAGATACTAACGTTACATTGGTTCCTACAATAATACCGGATTGCGGGACACAGGTAATTACAGCAGCTAATCCGGCCCAAGTAAGATTATTCACTGTTCCACTGGTGTGGGTGGGCGGGGTTGTATTGGTAGTAAAAGTAGTTGTAGCAGTGTATAAATTAACACCATAAACTACTTGTTGCGCCGCAGCAACCACTAGATGGGCTGTCCAAAGGACACCCGCAGTAATTATAGGCTCTATATAATTAGTGCCACCATTAACAACTGTTATCTGAATTACATAATCGTTGGTAAGTGGAATAAAACCATATTTACCAGCTAAGGGAGTATTAGAGGGCCACGGAGTGCCAGAAGTAATATATGAGGGATTATATATATAACCATTAGACTGGTTATGGACAAACATAGTACTAGTTAAGGCAGAAGTAGTCATTAATAATCCAAGTTAAAAGGAAAGTAATACAGCACCAGCCCCACCATTGCCGGGACAACTAGTATTAGCATATGTTAATGCACCATTACCACCAGCACCATAGCCAGTTCCATTGATACCACCAACACCAGGTACCATGCCATTATTCATGCCTACCCCCAGAGTTCCCACAGTTCCGTTTGGTGTACCCCCTGCCCCCGCACCCATGTATCCGGGTGACAGTCCCCCCGTTCCTCCAGTAACCGTCAGTGTTGTAAACCCTGTGCCAGATATAGAAGAACTACCACCAGTACCCCCAGTATAAGTTCCTGTAGAGCCACTAGCACAAGTGACAACTCCGTTAAAGGAAGACTGTGAGTGCAAACCACCAGACCCCACCGTGATGTAGAGGGTACTTCCCGGAATAACAATTATGGCCTGGTTGTCTATGTGTCCACCAGAACCACCACCAGACCCAGGATGAGAATCACCCGTGCCATCATCAGCACTACCGCCCCCACCAGCACCAATCAGTGTAACATAAATTACTGTTATCCCAGAAGGAACGGTGAATGGCATATTAGTTGCCGGAACACTGAAGATATAGTTACTTCTAGTAATTGTATTTGTGGCTGCGGGTGTAGGTAGGTTTTGATTGAAATATGCTGTGGCAACAGCCCCCGTCATGGTTCCAATAGTTGTGTACACACCTGTAGAACTTACAGAATAAAGAATGTTATTTACTATAGCATATAATACACCTTCAAAATAGAATAAACCTTGCCCTTTTGCAGCGGGTAGGTTAGAAAGTATAGATACACCCGGGCGTTTAATAAAGCTACGCTTCTGTCCTACAGTTTCAAAGTAACCATTAGTACACTTAGCATCTTTGGTAAGAGTGCCATCACGGGTTTCTATTGGCTGACTAAGAGGGATTCTCTCAATAGGCATTAGTAACCCCGGTTATTCATAGACATTCTTATGTCTGGTTGAAAGAATGTAGAATACGCTTCTACATCCCAATCAGTTAATTGGTCTTTATACATCTTAGCTCGTATAGCTATTTCTTGTCTGTTGCCCGCAGGCACCCCATATTCAAGAGACAACTGATCGGCTAAGTTCCATACCAATACATTCATCCACTCATTGGGAAAATCGGGTATATCTTGTGCACGAAGTAAGTCTTGCATTGGCATTTGACAGACTAAGCGAATCTGTAGGTTTGTAGCTGTATATGAGTCAGGGGTTAAGTAGACATACAAGATACCGTTGTTCTGTTTAAGATCATAGAATACACTATTGGACACACCAGTAGACATCTTAGAACCCAGCATATTGTACTCTTGCTTAGATAACATTTGCAGTGGTACATCTATTACAGGTGCTACTGAGGTATTACGATACCATCCCTGAATCATCTTTAGGGGTTTATCAGTGAGGGCGGTAAGTAGTCCTGTATCAAAACTATCATACATAGGAACAGAACTAGGCCCTCCTAATACATAGGTAGTAACATTATTAGTTACAGGTATTACTAACTCTTGTATCTTCCATAACTTTAAGCCCTCTGTAGCCATAGACTTTATCAATAGATTTAGGGCTAGAGAAGCATTGGTAATACTAGCAGCATCAGGAGTATCTCCCAACTCTAATACACCTAGTTTTCGCATAGCTAAAGCAATTACTTGATCCCTGGATACTGTAAAGGAGGAACTCATTTAACCACCCATTATTAGTTTTATGGCTTTCTCAAGCCCAAAAGACTGCGCCACAAGAACAGCTAACGCTCCAACAACAATATATTTAATCTGACTTAAATTCTTTTCAATGCTTGACATGGTTTCTTGTAAACACACAGTAGCATTCCTGAGTTCCTTAATATCTTCTGAATGGTCGTCTGTTCGGACTTCAAGCCTAACTACTCGACTTTCTAATTCTTGTGTCATTTTGCAAGCCTTATCAGGGATAGATTATAAATGTTACAGGTATAAAGTTATCTTGTTGTTCTGGTTTAGTGAAAGGAGGTGCTTGATAGTCTGCTACTCCTTTGACGAAATCTTGTGGTTGTCGCATTTCAAAATCACTCTCACAAACCTTTAAACCATCCCATCGTTGCCGTAGTTGAGAACCTTTATAGACTCTGCCGCATACATCACAAACAGCCTTAAAATCGCCTCTGTCGTATCGTGGTTTATAACTCATACAAGACTCGGAGCATAGACACTTAAATCACCAACGCCAGTATAGGTATTACCAAGTGAAGTTGTAATGGTCATAACAAGGCGATAGGTACACTCACTGACACCGTTAGCGATTCTTTGTGTAGCAATTTTACTACCAGTAACTACAGTAGGAGCACCCATTAAAATAGAGGAGGGGCTTGGGTCTGTTCCATTCATTAATATTACAGTACAAGCGGCTGTAGATATTGTTTCAGCAGCAGTTAGAACCTGAGTAAAATCAAAAGAAAAATTTTCAGACTCTGTCGTTATTTTAGCACTAAAAAAATCAGCCATTTTTATTCCATAATGTGATAATACGATTTTTAACGAAACTTAGAAAAACTTTCTTAGATTTTACTATCATGGTGTATTTACCAACAGCACCATACTTTTCAACTAAATTTACAAATAATTGTATAACACTACTAGATACTGTAGATAATAGTTTATTAATTAATTTACGAACTGTTGCTGAACTAGTGGAGACAACAGATAATAGTTTAGAAAAAGACCTTACTATCGTAGCCGTACTAGTACTGGTAATATATAATAGTTTATTTAATAATCTTTTTATAGAGACTGTACTAGTACTGGTAATATATAATAGTTTAGAAAAAGACCTTACTATCGTAATAGAGACTGTACTAGTACTGGTAATATATAATAGTTTATTTAATAATCTTTTTATAGAGACTGTACTAGTACTGGTAATATATAATAGTTTAGAAAAAGACCTTACTATCGTAGCCGTACTAGTACTGGTAATATATAATAGTTTAGAAAAAGACCTTACTATCGTAGCCGTGCTACTACTGGTAATACTTATTAACTTACTCACTGCTTTTGTTACACTAGCAGAACCAGTACTAGCTATACTAAAAACTATTAATCTAACTAATGAAATTAGTATGCTGATAGTAGAAGCAGAAGAAACACTAAGTGTTCTAAAATATCTTAGAAGAACTCTGGCTGTAGAAGAACTTAAAACACTTATAAACTTTCCTACTGCTTTTACTACACTAACAGTACTAGTTGATATATAATTTAGTACTATAGATAGTATACCTGAACTTAGTCCTGCTATTGGGGCAGAGGATAGTGGATTCTTCCCGAACACATTAAGTCCCCGCCGGGAACGGTGCTGTTGGTAAAGTTGTTGGTATCGTTGCAGGTTGTTCACCTTGTGCTTGAGCTTGTTGTTGAATAGCTTGTACTAAACCTGCAACTTCTACAAATTTTTGGTTACCCAAATATTGCAAGATTGTGTTTACTAGATCAGTTGATAGTTTGATACCATCCATTTTTTAATCTCCATGAAGTTGCCACCAAATTAGGGTGGCGGCTTGCCCTAAAATTATTTTACAGCTTCTTCAAATACAGACATTAGTTACCCCAAGTAGCTGTAGGAACAGTAGGGAATGTTGCTGGTGTTGTTGGCAAGGTTAATACTGTACTCCCAGATATATCTGTTGGATGTAATGTACAGCTACCTGAAGTTGAACCATTAATCACTACAGTACCCATATTACCACCCAGCCAACGCAGAATAAACTGTTGTACCTGTATCAGCATCAAACTCAGCTTTCTGTTCTGCGGAATAGTTACGGCATTTGCTACGAGTTAAGGATAAGACTACGCCATCAGCATCAAGGGTTTCTTCAAGCCATGTA